TGCCCGTAAAGGCCCCTGATTCGCCCGCTGAGGCCCGCGACCTGTCAGCCCTACCCGAATGGGCACAGGGGTACATCAAGGACCTTAGAAACGAAGCCGGGGGGTACAGGACCGCCCTCAGGGCAGCCGAACAGGAACGCGACCAGCACCGGGACACTCTGCAGCAGATGCAGCGCACCACCGCCCTCGACGCCGTGAAAGGCATCCTCGACGATCCCGACGACCTCGCCCGGCACCGCGACCTCGACGAGCTGGTCGACGACGACGGACGACCCGACCCGGATAAGTTCGCTGAGGCTGCTCGTGAGCTGGTGGGGGAGCGGCCCCGGCTGGCCCCGCCGATGATTCCCACGGCGTCGGGCATGGACCCGTCACGTGCGGCTGCTCGGTCGCCTATGCCGTCCCCGGTCCGTGATCCGGGTGAGACGATGCTCGGTCTTATGCACGGCGGTGGGTAGTGTTTCTCACCCCTCGGAATGGGGGATAATGCTGGGGAACGCATGACCGGCTTGGCGCTAGTTGTGTGTTCCCCTCCCCGGCCTCGGTGCCGATTCTCCGGTGTGGTGCTTGGTGTGCCCCGGTTCTCTCGCTTATTCGCCCCGTCTGATGGGGCACTACACCGCTGAAGGTGATTCATATGGCAACTTCTGCTCTCGGTACTCCGCAGGTAACCCAGGAGACCGTTCACGAGATTCTTACCCGGCCGCTACAAAAGGCGTCGGTATTCCTTAACTCCGGTGTCCGCATCATTGACACGAATGGCGGTAACCCTGTTCGGGTGCCGATGCTCACGGCCATGACTTCTCCGTCGTGGCATGGCGAGAATGAGCTGATCGACGAGGTTAATCCGACCTTCGACGAGATCATTCTTCTTCCCCATTCGATGAAGTCGATTAAGTCGCTGACGCGGTTCTCGAATGAGCTGGCCCGTCAGGCTGTTGTGGCTGTTGGTACGGCGCTGCAGCAGCGGCTGGTCGCGGACGTGGCCGGCAAGATCGATGACGCGTTTATCGCGGGTGTCGATGAGTCGGAGGGTGGCCGGACTACTCCGGTCGGTCTGCTGAACTACACCGGCACTCAGACCCTCGATGCGGTGGGTGTTCCGTCGCTCGATGATCTGCACGACGCTGAGGCGCTAGCGCTTGGCGCTGAGGTCGATCCGACTGCGCTGCGGTGGCTCATGCACTCGCGCGATCTGGTCAACATTCGCAAGCTGAAGGATTCGGGTGGCCGGTATCTGGTGACGCCGGACCCTACTCAGCCGGGCGCGTACACGCTTCTCGGGCATCAGGTTCTCGTGACGAACCGTGTGCCCATCGTGGGCGGCGTTTCGCAGATGGCGCTGTGGGACCCCAGCAAGGTCGCGGTCGCTCGTGACATGGACCCCCAGGTGACGGTTCTCGACCAGACGTTCGGCGACTACGACCAGCAGGCGCTTCGGGTGGTAGCTCGCTACGACGCGGCCCCGCTCAACCCTGAGGCTGTCGTGCTGCTCAATGGTGTTGAGGCCCCGACCGCGCCGTGACTACTGCTGACGGTGTGAAAGGCCGGGATGGTGCCGCTGGTGCTGTCCCGGCCCTTCAGCCGTGGCAGCGGCCCCCGTTCGAGCAGGGGCACGAGTTGTCGATGCGGCACGGGGCATGGTCTGACCGCAAGGTGTCCCCGGTCGCGGAACGCTACCTCGCTACAGCCGTCGAGACTGTCGACTATCTGCAGGACCCGTCATATCTGCCGGCTCTGTCGGCGTGGGCGCGCACTGAGGCTCGAATCGAACTGCTCGAAGTGTGGCTCGACGAGCACGGCATGGTCGACGACGAGGGCAAGGTGCGCGGTGCTGCGAACCTGCTGGCGCGCTTTGAGGCGCAGGCGGCGAAGCAACGTGAGCGGCTGGGCATGGACCCGCTGAGTCGGGCGAAGATCCGGCAGATGTCCGCATCCACGCAGGTCGATCTGGCGCAGTTGATGTCGCAGGCGGTGTCCCATGATTGACGCTTCGACTCTGAGGGCTGCAGCGGCCGATATTGACGTGTTTGCGCGTGAACTTGTCGGCGCTCCGTTGTGGCCTCACCAGCTCGAACTGGCCCGCGACGGTGCCCGTATCCGGGCGGTGTGTTCTGGTCGTCAGGCTGGAAAGTCTCACACCCTGTCGATGCTGGCGCTTCATACGGCGTTCTCGGTGGCCGGGTCGCGGGTGTTGATCCTGTCTGCCGGTGAGGAAGCCGCTAAGGGGCTGCTGCGACAAATCGCGGACCTATCTGACACGCCGCTGCTGCGTGGCTCACGGCTTGACGAGAACCGTTCCCGCATCACGTTGTCGACGGGCTCTGAGATTGTGTGTGTACCGGCGTCGACTCGTCAGGTGCGCGGCCGGTCGGTCGATCTGTTGATCCTCGACGAGGCGAACTTCATGGCCGGTGAGTTGTGGACGGCTGCAAGCTTCACCGTGCTTGCTCGTCCCGGTTCACGTGTAGTCATGGCGTCGTCGCCGTGGACCCGCGACCACTTTTTCCGGTCGACGTGGCTTCGTGGTCAGGTCCCGTCGGACGAGTTCGCTTCGTTCCACTGGCCGTCGAACGCGTCACCGCTGGTCGATGAGCAGCTTCTCGAATCGTTCGCTGAGACGATGACGGACCGCGACTACCGGCGTGAAGTGTTGGCTGAGTGGGTCGACGACGTGGGCGCGTTCTTCACCGCCGACGAGATTGACGAAGCGGTGGCCGGCTACGAGCTGACGCCGCCGGAACGGGCTCACCGTCAGGTCGCGTCGTTGGGTATCGACTGGGGCATGGCGCGTGACGCTAACGCCGCCGTGCTGCTGTCTGTGCTCGACGACGAGGACATGAACCGCGCGAAGCATGGTGACGAACTTGTCTACTTCGTGCCGTGGCTCGAATCGCACCACCAGATGCCCTACGGGGTATTCGTAGACCGGCTTATATCGGTCGCTGACGGCTTCCAAGTGCCCGCTATGGTCAGTGAGACCAACGGCGTCGGTGCGATGCCCACAGAGACGCTGAGACGCCGTTTATGGGACGTCATGCCGCACGGTGATCCGGTGCGTGTGGTGCCGGTCGTGACGACTGCGAAACGCAAGCTATCGGGCTTCGGCACGGTGAAGATGTTGCTGCAGCAGGGGCGGCTCATCCTGCCCCGTGAGCCGGAACTGCTGAAGCAACTTCATGCCCTCGAATACGAGCAGCTGCAGTCCGGTCAGACGCGCATTGCGGTCCCGGAACGGCTTGGGCACGACGACCTCGCGATGGCGCTGATGCAGGCCGCGTCGACCGTTCACCATTGGCGAGAGTGGCGACCGGACAACCCTCGGCCGAATACGTCGAAGGTTCTAGAGACTGGCACGGGCACGCTCATTCACGAGCAGCCGCGTGCGTGGAACTTGCCGCTGGCCCTCTGTGGGGGTCGCGGTAAGGCGGGCGGAGACGGGTGGTGACCGTCCCGCACGCGACCTAGGGGTCGGAACTGGCGAAGCCCCCGCACGGTATACCTACAACCGGTGCGGGGGCTTCGTCGTACCAGGGGAACTACTCGGATTCTGAACGCTGCAGGATCGCGATGAGTTGGTCCCGTTCCTCAGCAGTGAAGCTCTTCCTGCATGGGTAGTGCGTGCTCACGCCCTCCGCGTTCGGATGTGAGTCAGTGAACTCAATCGTTGCGCCGGTTGCGGTCGACGACACCTTCATGCCGGCGACAGTGCCTTTAGCAGTCTCTTGCATGAATACTGTCCTGCCTTTCGTCGGTGTTCCGTGGTCACACCGTGGTCACAAGCCATATGTGACCACTGAGTCGGCGCGTAGTCGGTGCCACGGCCGATACGCTCTGAACTGCATAGATGTAATCATTGCGAACGCTTGCCAGTGGCCGGAACCGGTAAACCGTTCTCATAATCCGCTGGTCGCGGGTTCGAGCCCCGCTGGCCCCACCACAGCTCGACCCACCACCGCTGGACCCACCACCACGCCGCGACCCCACCTCGGACGCGGGTCGGCCCGATCAGGCGGGTCCGG